TGTCTTCTGCTACTGGTTTTTTGCTCATAGTAACGCTGTGATGTCACATCAAGAGCATTACAGGCGTGTTCTAATGCCGCATAAATCTCACCTCGCTCCATGTGATCTATTGCGTACTTAACTCTTTCCCCGATAGTCGGCATGTTGCCTCCTTCACAAAATACCTATTTTAAAATGATCATCATGAAGTTCTGTGCAGTGAAGGTTCTATTTATTTCATAATTCCAATTGATTCAATGGATTAAATGAAATCGCTTCTGACAGATGATCCGGAGCAAAATGTGCGTACCGCATCGTTACCTTGATATCTGTGTGCCCTAGTATTCGCTGAAGCACAAGAATATTTCCACCATTCATCATAAAATGAGAGGCGAAGGTGTGGCGCAAAACATGCGTAAGCTGCCCGGTAGGTGTCTCGATACCGGCGCGCTGCATGGCCTTTCTAAAAGCTGAGTAACAAGATTTAAAGAGCAGTTGCGCTTTCCTACTCGATGGCAGTTCAGCCTATAATTTTTCAGTTATCGGCACCGCTCGGTTTTTCTTGCCTTTAATTTTCACGTAGATGATCTGACCGGCGCGGATTTGGTTTCCATTCAAGCCTTCCGCCTTTCTCCATCGTGCGCCAGCTGCCGGGCATATTTTCACAATAGTCGTCAGGTCTTTGGAGCGGCTGTTCTCACATTCGGCGAGGAGGATTCTGATTTCCTCAATGGTGAGATATGCCATCTCTGATTCACTGATCTTAAACTCGCGTACGTTCTCTAATGGGTTCGGTGCCGTCCATTCATCTAACCGGCGAAGCTCGTTAAACATCGGCCTGAAATACGCCAAATCTAAATTCACCGTACGCGGCGTAACCGTCTCACTCTGCTGGAGCGGGTGATTTTGCCGCTTAACTGCTGCTCGCGATAAGACGCAAAAATTTTCGCATTAAACTCGGTTGCGAGTGGGTTTCCCATCGCCTCGCAGGCGAATGCCATTGTGGTTTGCCGCTTCTCACCATCCGCCAACGTAATGCCATGTGTGTTGAACCACAATTCATCCAACTCAATTACTCGCCGCTTATCTACTTTCTCTCCCAGCCAGGGCTTATTTTGAGCCTGCTCTTTTACGAACTTCTCATAGGATTGTGCTTCGCCCTTAGTTGCAAACTGGCGGCGAATCCTTTTGCCGTCACGGCCATTTGGGAAACTGCGCCAGACCATTGGCCATAGCGTATTGCCACGCCTGCAGCTTGTACGCAACCGCTACCGGCTGAACGATGCTGCGCAGTTTGAGCTGCCCTTTATCAAACAGCTTGATCGCCTTCCGACGCTGGACCGCCAGGACATTCGCGATCTGGCTTATAAGATGGCCTCCTTCCTGTCACAAAGTCTGGCTGAGTTCGTTGATAAGGTCTCCATATCACAGGAAGCGAACGAACTGACCGTGACGCTCACCGGATACCGTTACATCGCTGAACTGGCTGCGCTGACAGGAACGCAGCCACCTTACTGGGCAGAGTTCTGTTCAGCTAAAAATGAATTGCCTCTGCGCAAAGCCCAGTCTGGTCTGCTACGCATGATGGCTCCTGAATGGTGGCGTGGCCGCCTTAAGCAGATGCGAGATTTACAGCGTGAACACATGGCTATCGCGGTAGGGCAGGTACAGAAAGCCGCATCACCTTACGTTTCCCGCAGCACGCTGGCCGAATGGATAGAGCAGAAAAAACGTAACCGTGAATTCTTCAAACGCTTTGATCTCATCAATCAGGACGGGAACCGTATTGCGCTGGATGAAATGGTCAACCGCAGCGTGTCTAATCTGGCAATACGCCGCCGCGAATTGATGACCAGAATGCGTGGGTTTGACGATGTCGCCAATGAAACAGGGTGCGTAGGTGAATTTTATACAATCACAGCACCATCACGTTATCACGCAGTTTACAGCCAGGGCGGCTTTGTTTCTCAGTGGAGCGGTTCAAGCCCACGTGACACCCAGCGTTATCTCTGCCGTGTATGGGCGAGGATCCGCGCGGCACTGTCACGCGAAGCTATTCATTTCTTTGGTTTTCGCGTTGTTGAACCTCACCACGACGGCACGCCGCACTGGCACATTCTGCTGTTTATGCGCCCTCAAAACGTCCAGCGGGTTCAGCAAATCATGCGTGATCAGGCTTATAAAGAGGATTCCGGGGAGTTGACCACACCGCAGGCAATGAAAGCACGATTTCATGCCGAGCCGATCGACCCTGAGAAGGGCAGTGCGACAGGCTATATCGCCAAATATATTTCAAAGAATATCGACGGTTACGCGATGGACGGCGAGAAAGATCATGAAACCGGCGCAAATATGCGCGACATGGCTAAGGCTGTTTCGGCATGGGCTTAACGCTGGCGTATTCGTCAGTTTCAGCAGATAGGTGGTGCGCCTGTAACTGTCTGGCGTGAGCTGCGCCGTATGGGTGATGCACGTTTGCCAGATAAGCAGATGGATGCGGTGCTGGCGGCAGCTTCCGTTGCCAGTTGCTGGGCGTCTTATACGATGGCACAGGGCGGGCAGTTAATTGCGCGTGAGGATTTAGTGATCCGCCTTTGCTATGAACTGACCGAAATGGGTAATGAGTACGGCGAAGATGTTCAGCGGGGGCAGGGTATCTATTCGCCGATGGTACCGAATCAGAAGTCATGACGCGCCTGGTCAAATGGGAAAAGGTTGTTAAGTTGACCGAAGTATCAGCGGAGGCTGGTTTTTCTGGCGGCATTGCCGCCCCTTGGAGTTCTGTCAATAACTGTACGGGGCCACAGATCAGGCGGTTAGAGCTGGAACTAAAAGCCAGAGGTTTTAATGGCAGCGATGAGGAAATTAAGCTGCTTTTATAGGGATGTAATCTTAATCCGGGAGAAAATATGCGATTGTTTTTTGATAAGGGCAGACAGCAAGAGGCAAGGCTGTAGCAATCAGCATGTCTACCCTCTTGGAGGCCTCTAAATATCGCCAGCTAATCGACGTCCTAGAATAACTGTCACTTCATATTTAAGCAGGGCTGCTTTCTGCTGGCATAAAGTAATCGCTTTTTGCCATTTGATCGTATCGGGTGCCAATGGGTCATGGGCTGAAAGCCGCACTTCAAGCAGTGTTCTGCCGGTTCCACGTTCACCGGCAATGAGGTATGCAGTACGCAACGGAGAGTGAAGTTCGATGCATGCTTTTCTCATAAGTTGTTGGTCCTCATAGCTATTAAATTTTCAAATTTACGCGAGCAGGGCCATTTTAACTTAAAAAACAGTTCACCTTTGATAACTCATACTATGCTGTATGTATATACAGTTGTTGTGTCGAGGGAGGACAAATGAGCGATTATCTTCTGGAGGAGATTAAACTCCAGCGCATTGATTTTATTTTAAAAAAAGTTGCTTTTGATACGTGCGATTTTGAAGAAAAAGAGATGGCTATTCACTGGTTAGTAGAATTGTCCGGTGAGTTAATGGCTGAAGTTAGAAAAGCTAAGTTATCCATAACTGAAATTGAGCGGCATTGAGAGGGACTTATGCGTATTGAGATCATGATCAATAAAGAGCAAAAAATCAGCACAGAAATTCTCTCAGCACTTGAGGCTGAACTTTATAAGAACTTTCTTCCAATTTATCCCGATACCAGTATCCGTATCCGCAAAGGCAGTGTGAACGGTGTTGTGCTGAGCGGAGTCAGGCAGGACGATGATAAAAAGAACGTCATGGATATTCTTCAGACAGTATGGGAAGACGACAGCTGGCAGTATCAGCACTGATAACGTTGCTGGCGTCAAAATTCACTTTTGGCGCTGGCAAGGTTGAACAACGAGCATTGCGAGGCGTTAGGACATGGCCGGAAGCGACGCAAATTATCAGGTAGTTTACCGTGGCGAGAGCTTGACTGATTATGTGCCAGGCGGATTGGTTTCTTTCAGCGGCCAAAAGAGAACGGCGGCAGTTTCTGGTTAGGTCGTACCTTTGACGGGATTTTCTGGTTTGAAATTCATTAGCCAGTTTCTCTTTCGCAAGGGCTGATTTATCTTCAGGGACTGAAAAATCCTGTCCCGATCGATAGGAAAATTCCGCAGCCAGATAACAACCTATCCCTGTTCTGACTCTTTGCGTGTGAGTGCATGCCTATGCTGCATGAATCCGCATGATCCCAAAAGGATCGTTAACCCTCCTGCCCGCCAGTAATGGCGGGCTTTTGCTTAAGTCATGCAGCTGCATGAAAACCACTACATAAAGCGGGCAGGCGTGGCGGGGCTACGAGCGCGCGCTAAGGGTTGCGCTGTATGAAATATAAATTTTTCTAATTGGAACCATTGCCATTTGCGTAAGCAAATGTTAATAGAATAAGACTTATCCTAAAGACCCCCATTAAAAATAGTTTGATTGGAGAATTACTATGCGCTTTAGTTTTGAAGTTGTGATTAAAAGTGGTAACGACGATGTTGATATGGATTATGCGCTTAAAACGCTGGCTGGAACATCAAGCGTTGTATGCTTGCTTGCTGAAGCCATCCTTCGAGGTCGCATCATTGAGCGACGTACACATGCTAATGATATTAGAGCCAGATTAAAGCATAGTTTTAGGGGGTCATATGGTCAAAGATTTGATATCGAAATCAATGATAAAACGTTGATTTCAAGGTTGAACTCTATAGGCAAACCTTTATTTGCAGAGGTCATGACCTACTACATATGTGAAGCACTCTATATTGAAAGCCCTGGGCTTTCATTGGAAGCTCAATTGATTGTTGATGATCTTGTCGATATTGAGGACGAACTTACAAAACGTATACGCTCACCTTTGAAGGATATGCATAAGATTACCAGCCAAAATGGTTTTGATGTCGAACTTAACTATAAAATGCGCGGCGAAGGCGGAAATGTCATAACGCTGAATCAATCAACTGATGATCTTATTTCTGATACGGAAATCGAAGATATAAGGCATGATATTCGTGTGGTTATTACTAGGTTCAATTCAATGACAGGTAACGGGCGTTTGATAGTTGAGGGTAAAGAAGAAGAAGGCACTGTAGCATTCGGTTTTTATGATAATCTGAAATATGTAAACGAGGTTCATAAGTTAAAAATAACACAAAACTTACATTTTAATAATGGTAAGGTGTCAGATGAATGGGAATATATTGATTTGTCAGTGAATAGTTTAACTATCCAAAGTGGGGATGTCGTAAAGTATTTGATTAGAGATGTAGAATGAAAAATAATAATGTGTCTTTAATTAATAAGATTGGCCCCACCATACTGGCTGGGGGGTGCGTGATTTTATTTACATGGTTATCTTATTGGATAAGGTTTGGTCATGGTTTCAACTTCTCAATTGACCCCGCAGTATGGGGGCAGTTTGGGGATTTTTTGGGTGGCGTTATCAACCCATTGCTCACCTTCATTTCAGTTATACTTTTGATCAACTCTGTTGGTTTACAACGTCAGGCCAACGAAAGTTTGATACAGCTTGAAGATTTCCGGAAGACTGAGCAGAAGTTTTACAACATGCTTGAATCGCAACGTGGAAGTTTTGAAGACTTTAAAATAAAAGCTAATGAGAGTCCTCATTCTGAAGTTTTATATAACGGAGAAGCGGTTCTTCATCTTGAGGAAAAAGTTTTACATGAACTCTTAATTGGAGCATCAAAAGAAGAGATAAGAGAGGCTATTGAGAAACTCGACAAGTCAGAAGCTATCTATAATGTCGTGCGGAGGTTTTATTCTTTGGTGAGCCTTATTTTAAAAGAAGTGCCTCCAGAGAAACAGAAAGAGTATTTTGAAACATGTGTAGGCATGACCGATTACCGATTAATTTGTCTATTGGTTATGTCATTAGAAATCTTCGATTGGTCAATACTTGAAGATATAGATAAGAGTGGAGTGCTGGCAGATAAGAGTCTGGTAGACTATCGCAAAGCCTTTTCCGTTAGGGAATAATGACCTTCCTTTAAGGTGGCCTAGAAAAAGGCCACTTTTTTTTAATTTTAAATCTTTAGATTGTAATCTTTGAAAGTAATTACCTCTTCATTCAACCAATCATTAAGTTCCTTCATCCTTTCTTGCAATGGTATAAGTTCATTGCGCACAAATACCATACTGGCCTTTTCAATATCACCGAACCCGCCTGTGTTGTTCGGGATGATCCCCATCAGTTGCGGCGGAACGCGATGCACGGCCAGCATGTCTTCGCGGCTAACGTTTTTAATGTTCAGGAATTCATCCTTTGCCGCTACCTCAGACAGCGGGATGATCTGGATACCGTCCTTTTTCCCGTTCGGGCTTTACATAAACAGGTTGCGGAAGTTACCAGGCCCCTTCGCACTTTTCATGGCACCGCGGATATTGTCCACGTCCTGCTGGCTCTGCGCCGGGTCGGTCATGTACATGATAAAACCCGCATGGCTGCCATTGAGGTAATACTTGCGGCGGAACAGCGTAGCCGACTCATTAAGCAGCGCGGACGGGATGGCCGACAGGTAGCCCGGCAGGCCGTAAATCTCCTGATTGATATCCGGCTCCATCAGGTGGAAGACGCTACCTGCTACGCGACCGGCAGCGAAAGATTGAGGAGCTGAAACGTGAAAATGAAGACCTGCGCCGCTGGAGTGATACCACTCTGCCTGATCCTGTTGTCCGGCTGCGCCAGCGACCGGCCCTCTCAGGAGGTGAATCTTACCGTGAGTGGCTGTCCGAAAATCACCCGCTGCCAGCTGGACCCGGTAGCGCCGCGCACTAACGGCGACCTTCTGTCCCTGCTGGACGAAACGGAGGCCGCTTGGGCAGCATGAGCCGGTAAGGTCGATACCATTATCAGCTGTCAGGAAAAAGACGATGAACAAGCCGCAGTCCTTACGCAGCGCCCTGAATAAGTCCGTTAAGTATGTGGCCGACAACCCGGACCGCCTGCACCTGTTCGTGGACAGCGGCCAGCTGGTTGCCACGTCCGCCACGTCCCTGTCATGGGAGTATCGCTACACCCAGAACGTAGTGATCACCAGCTTCACCGGCGATCAAAACCTCCTGATGGCCCCGGTGCTTTTATGGCTGCGGGAAAACCAGCCCGACGCGCTGCAGAACAGTGAGGCGCGCGAAAAGCTGTTTTCGTTTGAGGTCGATATTCTGGCGAATGACCGCTGTGACATCAGCATTGATCTGAATCTGACGGAGCGCGTGATAGCGACTGTTGAGGACGGGAAGGCACACATTGAGGCAGTGCCGGAGCCGGACGTGCCGGAGGAATTCTGGGCGGTGAAACGTGGATGAACTGCATGAAGTGGATGCCTGGCTGGCGGCGCTGCTCTCACAGCTGGAACCAGCGGCCCGGAAAAAGATGCTGTGCGAGGTGGCGCGCGATGTGCGCCGCGCCGCGTTAACGCTTACACCAAGCCGGGCCGTATACGCCGCAAGATGTTTGCTAAGCTCAAAACCACAAAATACCTTATGGCTAATGCGAATGGCGAGCAAGCAGAGGTTGTGTTTACGCCAGCCGTTCAGCGGTTGGCCCGTGTCCATCATTATGGCCTGCGTGACCGGGTATATCGACGCGGCACGCAGGTAAAATATGCTAAACGCGCATTACTGGGCTTCAACAACAACACCTACAATGTTGTTGAATGCATTGTTTATAAATGGTTATCTAAATAGAATTAATCAGCGTTTTTTACTTATTCTTTTAAGTGTAGCTTCATAATCTATAGAAAAATGCTCGCGCATTCTTTGTTTACTCATGCTTTCATACCATGTTAATCCGCAGCTACTTACCAGCATTTCAGATGATCTTGGAGACAAGTATTTTATGCTGGCGGCATCACAACCAGTTCGCTTAAAAAGGCTTCGGCTTATTTTTGCATTTTTAAGCAAAGCTATATGAAAAAACAAGCTCCCTGCGGTTATCCCATTCATTACTACACCTACATTAACAAATACTTTATTGACCTCATGGATTCGAAAGATGAAAGGTGCAATCAATTTATCTTCATTTATGATAGCTTTGCATTCATTATCAGGAATTTCTTTTACTTTGGCTGGAGAGGTGAGGCCAACAAACAATACAATCTCATTTTCAGTTGGCACATCCTTACCTGTCAAAATATATTCTCTATAGTCTTCATAGGCAGAGCAGTTTGGATCTTTAGCTGCAGCTAAAGAATTATAAGAAATTTTCATAAGCCATCTCAATAGCATATGATAATCAAATTTAAGCAATGTACTTTCCTTCAAATAAATCTTAGTAAGAAAGCCATTATCCTCAAGAAATTTTTTCCCATACGCATCAAGTGAGCTAAGCGGCCCACCATTACATTCTTTACATACATCAGCTGTTGTAGCCTCTGCACCTAATATTTTTTCTGCTCTTTCATTCCATCCATAGACTGGAAGAGGTACGCTTTTCAAGTATTCGTATATAAAAGCAGGAATAATGTGCTCTTTAGTCATTTTTTTATCAATTA